AGTTTGAAGCAACTGTCCGATGCTGCACACAAAATGGCATCAGAGGTGGAAGCGCAACAGTCCACTTCCCCATCTGGCACCAAGAAATCGAAGACATCATTGTCCTAAAAAATAATAAAGGAACTGAGGACAACCGAGTTCGTAAGTTAGACTACAGTATCCAAATCAGCAAACTCTTCTATGAGCGTTTCATCAAAAACGAAGACATCTCACTCTTCAGTCCGCACGACGTTCCTGGTCTGTATGATGCTTTTGGCACTGATGGATTTGATGAGTTATACGATGCTTATGAACGAGATGAGTCTGTTCCAAGAAAGACTATCGGAGCTCAAAAACTCTTTTTGGATATCCTGAAAGAGAGAGCAGAGACTGGTCGTTTGTATATTATGAACATCGACCACTGCAATACTCACTCTTCCTTCTTGGATAAGGTTGAGATGAGCAATCTTTGTCAAGAGATTACACTTCCTACTAGACCACTACAACACATTGATGGTGATGGTGAAATTGCTCTTTGCATTCTTTCTGCTATTAATATTGGAAAAATTAGGGATCTTGAGGATCTTGAAGTTCTTTGCGATCTTGCTGTTAGGGGTCTTGATGAACTCATTGATTTTCAGAACTATCCCATCGCAGCAGCAGAAATTGCCACCAAGGCACGTCGCTCTCTTGGAATCGGTTATATCGGTCTAGCACACTACCTTGCCAAGCACGGACACTCTTATGAATCTCAAGGTGCCTGGAATGCCGTTCACGACCTCACTGAGGCATTCCAATACTACCTCATCCAAGCAACTGTTAATCTTGCCAAAGAGAAAGGTGCTTGTGGATATTCCGATCGTACCAAGTATGCACAGGGTATTCTTCCCATTGATACATACAAGAAGGACGTTGACGAAATCGTGCCTAACGAGTTAAAATATGATTGGGAAGGTCTTAGAGTACAGGTTAAGCAGTACGGAGTTAGGAACTCAACATTGTCCGCACAAATGCCTTCGGAGAGCAGTTCCGTTGTGTCAAATGCCACAAACGGAATCGAACCTCCTAGAGCATACATGTCCGTTAAGAAGTCCAAGAAGGGCGTCCTTAAACAGATTGTCCCTCAATACGGATCTCTTAAGAACGCTTATACGCTTCTTTGGGATATGGAGTCCAATCGTGGTTATATTAATATTGTTTCTGTGATGCAGAAGTTCTTTGACCAAGCAATCAGCGGAAACTGGTCTTATAATCCTTTACAATATGAAAACAATGAGATCCCAATTTCAGTATGGGCACAAGACCTTTTAACTACATATAAGTACGGTTGGAAAACCAGTTATTATCAAAATACTCATGACATGAAAAATGATGAGATAGAAGATACTAAAGAATCTCTTGAAAATTTAATTTCTCAACTAGAAACTGCCGAGGAGGAAGATTGTGAGTCTTGTAAGATTTAAAACAGGTTTAAAGGAAAATCTAACGGTCGAATCAATGACTGTTTTTAATTCAGAAGAAGTAGACACCAAAAAACAACCAATGTTTTTTGGTAAACCACTAGGTATTCAAAGATATGATTCTTACAAGTATCCAATTTTCGATAGACTAACAACACAACAACTAGGTTATTTCTGGAGACCCGAAGAGGTCTCGCTTCAAAAGGACCGTAGCGACTATCATACGCTGCGTCCAGAACAAAAGCATATCTTTACCAGCAATCTGAAGTATCAGATTATGCTGGACTCCGTTCAGGGTCGTGGACCTGGTATGGCATTTGCTCCATACTGCTCCCTTCCTGAACTGGAGGCTTGTATGAAAGTGTGGGAATTTATGGAAATGATTCACTCACGCTCCTACACATATATTATCAAAAACGTTTATTCGGACCCATCTGAGGTTTTTGATACTATCCTCAAAGAGGATCGCATCATGGAGCGTGCAGTGACTGTGACTCAAGCATATAATGACTTCATCAATGCTGCCCATCAATATGATAATTCAAATCAGTGGCAACACGCATTAGAAGGAATCTCCTATGCACAAGAGGCAAGGTATGAACTCAAACGCAAACTATACAGAGCAGTTGCAAACGTTAATATTCTTGAAGGCATTCGCTTTTACGTGTCATTTGCTTGCAGTTTTGCATTTGGCGAACTCAAACTTATGGAAGGAAGTGCAAAAATCATCTCACTAATTGCAAGAGATGAGAATCAGCACTTAGTCATCACTCAAAATATTATCAAGAATTGGATGAATGGTGATGATCCAGAGATGAAGAAGATTGCTCAAGAAGAAGAGCAATGGACTTATAAAGCGTTTGAGAATGCAGTCAATCAAGAAAAGTATTGGGCAGAGTATCTGTTTAAGGACGGTTCTATGATTGGTCTGAATGACAAACTGTTACAACAGTATGTCGAATGGATTGCCAACCGTAGAATGAAAGCAATTGGACTCAAGCCACTCTATGACATTCCAGCAAAGAATAATCCACTTCCTTGGACAGAGCACTGGATTTCTTCGAAGGGTCTTCAAGTGGCACCACAAGAAACCGAAGTTGAGTCCTATATTGTCGGAGGAATCAAACAGGATGTCACAGAAAACTCTTTTACAGGATTCCAACTATAACTGGGATACTGATAAAATGCTGAATGCCTATAAAGAGGCAGCAGCGGCAGATGATTACCTATTTGGTGATTATGATTACTCTAATGAATGGTTAAATGATACGGAGGGTCTTTGACCCTCTTTTTTTTATAAATAAAGACATTAAGGGAACCGATAAAACTACAATGTCTAAACTTACTCAAAATGGTGCTGAGTCTCATCCTACTGCAGAGACACATGAGGGAATGTATGATGGTGAGCAACTTGATGAGAAAGCTGTAGTAGACCGTAGTGCTAACTACAGAGCCGCCGAACGTAGACGTATTGAAGCAGATAGACGAGTTCAGGCTGCTGGTGGTGGTGCCGCTGCTGAAAAAGAAGAACTTGCGAGATTGCGAGCAGCAAATGTTAAACCAAGTGGACCTGGATCTCAAAGATGGAGACCTCAGTCCGATGAGGCACTGACAACGCAAGCAAGATACAATGTAAGACAACGTGGTCAGGAAGCGTTGAAGAATAATCCAGATTACCAACCGCCAGAAAAGGCATCTGCTTCTTCTCCCTCTCCTTCTCCCTCTCCTTCTCCCTCTCCTTCTCCCTCTCCTTCTCCCTCACCTTCACCTTCACCTTCACCAAGACCTGCACCTCAAACAGTTGCAGCATCTGGTGGTGCTGGTGGAAGAGTTACTGTTGGCAGACAGTATGCAGCAACTCTCGGTGGTAAGCAAGGCACTGTAACTTACGATGCTTCTGGTAAGAGGACATTTGCTGCTAATCCTGCTGCTGCTAATGCTCCTGCTGCTTCAACGCCTAGACCTACTGCTACCGCTAATACTGCTCCTTCTACACCAACTGGTAATACTGCTGCAGATAAAACAACTACTCCTGCTCCAACACAGGCAGCTCCAAAAAGATCATTTAATCCTCTAATGCAAAGGACTTTTGGATATCAAACTGGACAGGCACCAGATCAAGTTGCAGCAAGAAATGCTGCAGCATCATCTGCTCTTTCTGGTAGAGGAGCACTTTCATCTGGTGGTGGTCCTAGACTTGCTGTTGGTGGATCACAACCAGCACCTAGACCTGCTGCTGGATCCCCTGCTCCAGCACCTAGACCAGTTGGGACACCAATTCAAGGTGGTATAAGACCAGTTGCTGGTGCTCCTACACCAAATGCTCAGTTTAGTGTTTCCCAAGCACCTAGACCTGCCGCTTCTGCTCCAGCACCTAGACCTGCCGCTTCTGCTCCAGCACCTAGACCTGTTGCCGCTACCACTGCCACTCCAGGTAAGAATCCAGGTAAGAAAAAACCACCACTTCCTAATCGAAGTGAACCATTGTGGGAAGGTAAATCCTTCAATAGTTTCATGAATGAGGCATATGAAACAAATGGTGTTGTTTATGAGGGATGGGGAACTGTAGGAAAAGTTGCTAGCGTTGGTCGTAGAGCAATTCCAGTTGTTGGTAATGTTTTAATGGGTATTGAAGCAGTTAACCGAGCAAGAAAGGGTGATTGGGCTGGTGCAGCACTTTCTGCTGCTGGTGCTATTCCTGGACCCATTGGATATGCGGCGCTGGGTGCCGATATTGCAAGAGGATTGAGTCAACCTGCACAAGCAAAACCAGCAAATACTCCAAAACCAGCAAATACTCCAGCACCTGCTTCTACTCCAAATCCAAAACTAGCAAATACTCCAGCACAAACTCAACCTAAAAAGACTACCGTGTTGGCAAAGAAAGGTGGAGTTCAAGGAACTCTAGATAAATCTACTGGCAAATTTACTGCTCAAAATTGGACTGATAAACAAGCATCAAGATACTCCTCATACAAAAAATAATTAAAAAATAAATAAATTTATAGAAGGATAAAAAAATGTCAAAAATTACTAAAAAATCTGTTGATGATTTTAAAAGTTTGTGTGATGGAGTTTCCTCTTATGATCAAATTATAGACGAAGAAACTCAACAACACATAGATTTTATTTTTGAATCTATGCTTGCTGAGGGTTATAGTGAAAATGCAATTTATGCATTCGTTGAAAATTGCACAGAAGTTGAATTATATGAAAAATTTGGTATTAAATGGGGTCTTAAGCAATTTGGTAAATTGAAGGGCCTTTTTAGAAGGGGAGCAAAACCAGCAGCGTCATCTGTAGATGATGTGGCTAGAAGTGGTCAAAGGGCACTTCCTCCAGCAGGACAAACAACTGGTTCTACCACTAGATATCGTGGACAAGGTGCTGGAAGAGTTGAAAAAGTAACTCCACCTACAAAACCAAGTCGCCTATCTAAATTAAAAAGTGGATTAAAAGGTCCTGTAAAAGCAGGTGCTTATGCCCTTGGCGGTGCTGGATTATACATGCTCGGCAGAAACCAAGGTTATGATTCTGGAGTTTCTGATGCAGGTGGAAATGCTGGCGCCGGCGGTGGCGGCGGTGGCGGCGGTGGCGGTGGCGGTGGCGGCGGTACCGGTAGTAGCGATTCTGGAGGATCTACTAAAGGAACTTTCCCAGGTGGTCAAACAAGACAACAAGGTGCTGACATTAACCGCAAGTACAGAGAATTAATTGCTCAGGGAAAAATCAAAGAAGCTGAGGCTTATGGTAAGGAAATGCACGCCAAATTATACAATAAACCTGTACCAAAAGCAGAGACAAAAGTAGAACCAAACACTAAAGATGAATTAGATACTCTTCAACGTCGTGCAATGCTCGATACTGTTGAAAAATCTCCAAATGCCAAGAGGATTGTACAAAATAATCCAAAGGTAAGAGATGCCTTGAAAACTGAACTACGTAATTCATCTGGATTAACTCAAGGTCCTGCTGGTGCAAAGATCGACAAAGATTCTGTTGATAGAGCAATTGAAGCAGAGAAGAAGAGGCAAGAAGAAAGAGCAAAAAAATCACAACAGAAACAATCAGAATCATTTGATGCATATGATATTGTTCTAAATTATCTATTTGAAATGGGTCACGTAGACACCATTGATGAAGCTAATTATATCATGTTGGAGATGGATAGTCAAACTATTCAGAACATCATTGAGCAATACTGATTATAAAGTAAATAATAATTTGTGGGGGGGGCTTGACAAACCCCCTTTTTTTGTCTAGACTAGGTTTGTCTCGGTTAAAGATAAATAATAGCTCATTGAATTCTATAAGATGAGTTATGAGAATCCATGGAGATATGATGGCAAAATTTTTGACTCTGATGATATTGGGGACTACTTTGGGTTTGTTTACTGTATTACCAATAAGTCCAACGGACGATCGTACATTGGGAGAAAGTATTTTTGGTCGTTCAGAAAACCTCCTGGAAAGAAAAGAAAAGTAAAACAAGAATCAGATTGGAAAAAGTATTACGGTTCTTGTCCTGAGTTAAAAGAAGATATAAAAAAGTATGGCAAAGAGATCTTCAGTAGAGAAATACTGAGTCTTCATGAAACTAGAGGTCTTTGCAATTATGAAGAAACTAAACAGTTGTTCTTAAATAATGTCTTATCTGAGGCACTTGACAACGGGAGTCCTGCGTTCTATAATAGCAACATTCTCGGACGCTACATGCGTAAAGACTATGGTAACTTTGGAAGACACTCTGAAGACGACTCATGATTGGGCAGTTGACAGAATGCACACTCTATGCGAAATAGAGACCTATGACGTGTTAGAATCCGTAGAGAATGCTCATGCAATTAAATCAGAGTTTGCTGAATGGTTAAATCCTGATATTGAAGACCATGAGATTTATTCTTTAGAGTATATTGGAGAAAAGTAATTTTTCTATATACTTTGTGCCAAACAAGTGCGATTTGATTTGGATGTAGAATTCAATTGATTTAATGTTTAAAAAATTTATTGCTGCCCCAATTCTTGTCACTGCTTCAGCTGCTTGTGCTTATCCAAGTATCAGTGAAATCAAGAATCCTCCTGAAATTGATGTAACTGTTAATCAGGAGAAAGCAGTTTCAATCAAAGTTGTCAAAAAGTCTTGGAAACTTACTAAGGGAACTAAAGAAGAACACTATGTTCTTGCACAACTTCAAGAAAAGACCAAGATTTCTGATCGTAATGCCCTTGCTACAATCCTGGGTAACATCAAATCTGAATCTAATTTCATTCCCAACATTTGTGAAGGGGGTGCTCGTGTATCATATAAACAATGTACTCATGGTGGTTATGGATTGATTCAATGGACTTCCATAGGACGTTATAATAACCTTGGTAAGTTTGCCACTAAGTATGGTTATGATCCTTCTTCACTTGAGGGTCAGACAGCATACATGATCAATGAGTCTGTATTCCAACGCTACCTTCCAGAATTTGAAGGTCCTGGTAAGACAGTCGATCAATATATGGTTGCTGCTTACTACTGGTTGGGTTGGGGCATCAAAGGATATCGCCAACAGTATGCATACGATTACACTAAGAAACTTGTCTGGTCATGATCAAAAAAATAATCAAGAGTATCAAAAAGGTATTCATTCCCCGCAGTGAATTTCTCATTGAGGAGAAACCTAAGAAAGTTGAGAAACCTAAAGAAAACTATGTTGGTGTTCCTGCTCCCGTAAGCACTCCTACTGATTCTTGGTTTTCTGAACCAGTGAAAACCGAAAAAGTTATTGCCTACGAAAAGCATGTTGCTCAAAAGATTGAAGAGCAAAAGTTTATTGAGGCATCACAACCTAAGAAAGAACCAGAAGACATTCATCAACAGATGTATGCTCGTGCTTCTAAACACTGGGCAACCTGGCAAGAAAATGTCGGAGGTTCTGAAAACTTCCAGTCTGGTCCTGGTGGTTGGAACTCTGGCACTGGTATGGGGCAGTTTCAATGAATAATGGAATTGATCACAATCTGAGTATTGATAAAAATAATAAGTTTTTTAACCATTTTAATTTTTGCAATTGTAAATGGTGCCAACTTTATGGTCTTCCAGTTCTAAATGAAATTGAATTAAATGAGGGAAAACGATATTGGTTTGAAGTTCCTAAGAATGCATCAACATCAATAAAAAATTCTGGTATTAAAATTTTTAGATCATGTAAAAAAGATTCTTATCATCCAGGAAAACTTTATGATGAAATTGATAGTGATGTAGTTCCTCTTGTTGTTTATAATGATCCAGTAAAAAGATTTATATCTTTATGTAATGATTATTTTTCCGAAAAACATTACAATTTTCATTCTAATTTTGGCAAAAAACTATTTTTAGAATGGAAGTTGCTTAGTGATGAACAAAGTATAGAAATTTTTACTTCCATTCAAAAATTGGAGTTTATTTTTAAAAATTTTAAAAATATTACTTCTTCAGAAGAAGTGCATCATTTTTATCCACAAACTTTTTTTGTAGACCAATTAAAATTTAAGAATTTTGAATTAGTTTCAATCCAAAATGTTTGTGAAAGATTTGGTATTGATGGTAGAAACTGGTATAATAGCTCAAAGAAAAATATAAAACTTGATCACTTTACTGAAGACCAAATTAATCTATTAAAAGAAATTTATTCTGAAGACTACAAATTTATTGAAAAGTATACCTAAAATGACAAATAGTTCTATGGATAAAGATTGGCGTTATTCTGAAGAAAGAATGGAATTGCGGCAGAAATGTTATACACTCCTTCTTGGTAGATTTGGTTCTCAATCTGATGAAAATGGAGAACCAATTTATAGTATGCAAAGTATTTCTGAATGCTCTCATGACTGGGTATCACAAGGAAATGTAAACACTTCTGGATTGGTTAAATACTATCAAGCATATTATACAACATGAAAAGATTACTACTTGGTTTGATTGGTTCTTCTTTGTTTGCTATTCCAGCACTAGCAAATGAATCAAAGATCAAAAAAGGATTCTATACTATGGACTCTATGGGTTGCATGATTACACGAGAATGCACCAAAGATGTTCGACGAATCAAGAGTATCGACGATATTCGTAAAGAGTTTCCTAATTCTAATTTTGATCTTGTTGCTGACGAGTTTGACTCGATGTTGGTATCCCTTGATAAGATCGGAGTTATGGTTTTTCTAGGGCATGAAAAGTATTTTCCCCCTGGACATCGTGGAGTTTATCACACAGTATCAAATAACTTTTATCTGAATGATGCCTTTGTGCATCGTCCCCATGTCCTTATGACTGTGATGCGTCATGAAGGATGGCATTCTGCACAGGATTGTATGGCAGGAACTATCAAGAATAGTTTGATTGCTCTCATCTACCCAGAGGAAAAGGTTCCTCAAGTCTGGCGTGATATTGTAGAGAAGAGTTATCCTAAGTCTGCTGTTCCTTTTGAAGCAGAAGCAAAATGGGCAGGTATGACTCAAGGTATGACTGCTAAAGCACTTGATGCTTGTACCACTGGTAAGATGTGGGAGATTTATGAACCCACTCCTTTGACTGAAAAATGGCTGCGTGAAGAAGGATTTATTAATTAATGACTGTACCATTCTTTATTGAAGAACCTATCACTTGGAAAAAGATTGAGGTTCCACCTGATATTATTAGATACTGCGATTCTTTTACATTAGATGCAGATCGTGAGGATCTTCGATATATTGATTGTGTTTGGATGCATATGGGATATTATGGTGTCCCTAAGCACGTTATGAAAGCAGTTAGAGAAGAATGGGAACCACCTGTTAAAGCAATCTTTGAATAAATAATATCACCTGAAATTTTCAGGTAACCAGCCAAGAGAGATTCTGTGAAAACTTCTTGACTTATTATGTTGAATTTTTTGTTGGAAAGCATTTAAAAGGTATGACACATTTAACGAGAGATGTGTTAATCAAAACCATCATTGCCACTGAGATGCAAAACAACGATGGTGAAGATTACACAAAGCAGTTAAAAGAAACCAAACACAAGTGGGAACACGCCTCAAGCGAGGAACTTTGTAAAAAATATAATCAAATACAAAAAGCAAATATCACTGTTGAAATCTTAGCACCATAAATAGCAGTGCCTTATTTCACACATAATGCCAGAAGAAGTAAAGGAACCTCTAAAAGAGGAAGAAAAAAAGAAAGGTTTATTTGGTAAAATAAAAGCAGCTGCCGATGACCACGAAGGTCAGTTGGAAGCAATCAGCACTATGGTCAGACTTGGTATCCTCATCTGGTCTGGTGGTATTTTGACTCTTGCTTATATTAAACTTCCTGCTGCATTGGGTATTCCCGAACAGAAACTTGATCCTACTTTCATCGCATCGGTGTTTACTGGTGTTCTAGCAACATTTGGTGTTCAGACTGCTAAGAAGTCTGGCGACGGAACGATGAAGATGGGTAATGCTGGCGGTGTATCTAAGGCAGATTTGGAGAAACTGATTGCTGCTGCTGCCGCAACTGCTCCTGCTCAAACGATTCGTATTGAACAGGCACCTCTTCAAATCTCAACTGCTGCTCCTAAGAAGGACGGCGAACCTCCTGTAATGCCTACAATTTAATGCCA